GATTAACGATATCTACAAATTCATTTAATCGGGGCTGGAATCCTAAAATCAACTGGCCGATACTCCTGATTGATTCATTGGTATCCTCAGCAAGCGGCACGCCTGCCTGATATTCCGGACTTGCAAGTGCTCTCGCCATGTTCAAATAGCCAGCACTTGTCATTTTTGTATTGCGTTTTACTGGTAACTTTGGCATAATCTTCCTTTCCGTGTCTTATGACACAATCATTAATTTTCTACTGGTGGCATATATTTATTGATAATTTCTTCTTCCGTCAAACCAGCGTCCGGGTCTACATCTGGCTGTGGATCCGGCATGGGGTCTGGTTCATCCGTCACAATCGGGTCATCGGCAGGAGCATTTCCATTAAAAAACCGCTCTCTGTACTGCTTCCGTAAGTTATTATATCGTTCCTCCCAATTTTCAGTAGGTTCCGGCGCTGGTGCTCCATCGTAGCTATCAATTAAATCTGCAATTAGATTCAAGCTTTCTTCATCATCTCCCGGAACTAATTGCTGGATTCTGTTAAGATAATCTTCACGATTCAGTCTTGGCATTTTAATCTCACCCCTTCAATAAATTGTATAAGCATTCTTCACATGTACTTCCTGGAAAGTAACAATCATCAGAAAGCAGACAATAGTCACAATCAACTTCATCATTAATTGTTTTGATAATTTTTTCTAAAACACTTTTATTCACGGTTATTAAATCATTATTTAATGTCATATTATACTCCTAAAACTCGCTTCCACTTTGGTTTCATGTAAATCCACCACTTCCCATTACCCAATTCCGGTGTTGGTGTTGGTTCTGGGCCTGGATCTGGGGGTGGCTCCTCACCCGTGAGCACCGTATACCAATATTCCGCATTTTCGGCACGTGCCGCCTCTGTTGCGCCTGGGTTTTTCGGTCGCTCATAATTATATAGCCATGCTCTGGCTAAATACGCTGGACTTTCTGTTGATTGTTTAAAATCAGCATATGACAAGGGGTAGCTTGTAGTTGCATAATAATCCGCGTATTGGTCAAAAAATAATGTTTGAGCGTAGCCGTCCGATGGATTTCCAGATTTATCGGAAAAATTGGGGGCATAGCCGCTTAAAGCTTGTGCGTTGGGGTCGGATATATATTTGCTGGCTGGTGTAAATTGCACCAGTCCATAACCTATATTTGTCCAAGGAGCACCGGTTGACGCTCCTATATTGTCGCCTTGCCATCTCCAAGGATTATAACCAGATTCCGCGCCCATATTTCCTAACACTCCACAGACCGCGTTAACAGTCCATCCCCTGCTATACAGCGTTCCATAGATGTTATTTGCATTTTCGATTGCTTCATTGCTCGTTCGGTCATAGCTTCCTATTGATTTAGCATACCAAGGCATTTTTGCATGTTCTCCTATTCACGATATACGGCATATCGTTTATTATTTTATTTCTTCCCAAAAAGCATTGTTTAAAATTTCATTGGTACGTACTGCTAATGGTAAAAGTTCGTTTGCGTCTGACTGAATATATACAATTCCATCAATTACTTTAACTGTGATTTTAAGTTTTTCATTTCTCCATGTTCCGTCCTTAAACATTAGTAGTCAACCCTCCCGAATGCAACAACGTATTTATCTGTCAGATAATTGGTTTCCCTGCTGGAAATAGCGTCACTAGTGTTTCCACCGATCCATTGCAGATACCCGGTGTTGTGATTAATTGATTGGACTACTCCAACATGGCTGCAATCTGCATATGTATAGTTATCACTAAAAAATACAAGGTCGCCGCGTTTGGCTTTATATGCACCGCCGCCATAATTTGGCGTACAGTCCAGAAAACCACGCGTATTAAAATGCTCTTTCATTTTATCTACGTTTTCGTATTTTCCTACTTGGTCTGCAATCCCGATGTAATTAGCAAAATAACTCACGGACGTTGCGCACCATGCTAACATATCCATAATACCATTCTTGGATTTTTGCTACAATCCCATTGTATTCTTTAGTTCCTTCATAGGCCTCGAAACAATCAGCTAATGTATACAATGCGTTACCTCCCGGATACTCAACCAATTTAACAGATGTTGTTTCCGTGTCAAGTTCAATGTAATATTTCATTAAGTATCACCGTCCAATTTCTCAAGCAGTTTGTTTACGACCATGGTATTATTGTTGATTGCCTCTGTTAATGTAGCCATGTTTTCGTTCTGCTGTCTAGTGTTGGTCACTCTGTCCCAAAACAGCGCACAGCACGCCACGATAGGGAACCCTAATGACCCGATTAGTTGTGTAATGTCTGCTACTGTCATCTAATCACCTCCTTATTAAAAATGCGCCGCTATTTAGCAGTAATAGCGGCGCGGTGCATGGATAATATAGAGCATGATAGGTCACTCGGCTTGTGACCAAGGCGCCGCCTTGAATCGAACAGGATAGAAACGATTAAAGTTTTCTAGGAACCATCCCGGCACCTCCTATTGTGACATAGAGGAGAAAATGTAATAGTAGAAAGTTTGTGTCCAACACCACTTGGGCGGCATGTCTGTGCGACATTTGGGTTACCCGCATAACACTCACTTGCTACTATGGTTATTATATCATTGTTTGCGGTAAAAGTCAATAGCTAATAAATCAAGAGCGGCATTTTTTGCTCCTAAATCTGAAAAAATCAGAACGCCTGCTTCATAAGCCTCTCTAACCATTTCAACCAAATAGGAATTGCGGCGAACAAGAATTGTATTTTCGTTATGATCTTGCGATGATATACATATGCGGAATTTGTATTGTTTGTCAACGTCACGGGTAAAAGCAATTTTGCCCTGTTCAAAATAATCGCGTATTGCATATTCTGTGCCGTCAACGATTAGGGTAAATAGGTATTTAGATTTTCCGGAAGGCTTCATAATAAATTTATCTGTATTGTACATATATTTGGATTCTGTTGAATACTGGAAATAACTATCATCTTTAAAAGCTTTAAATAATGGATTGTTTTCGATTGCCTTTTGAGCAGATTCATTGAGTACAAACTCTGCTACCCACCCTTTACCGCGCATAAAATGTGTATTGGGTTTTAATCGTTTATAAATTCCAAAGTATATAAAATATGGATTCATCAGGGATACTGTATTACCTAACAGATATAATTTCATTGGGCGTGACTGTTTGCCACCTCCACGTGCTACTGCCATGAGTGTACCAATTAACTTACGAGGCTCATCTTTTAAGTAGCGACCATCCTCTAATTGTATTTCATCAAATAGTGCTGTATAGGTCTTCCTAAATACGGGGCTGTATTTTTTGAGTTTATCATATTTAAACATTGTTACTGCAAACCCAAAAGGCATGTTGTCTAAAAACAATTGACAAAACAGACCCTCTGCACATTGCTTTATTGTCATTTTTTCACCATATTCCGGGTATAGCTCTAGTACATCTTCAAACAACATATTAGCTGAGGTTATCTCATTTTTTTCCCGGTATATTAGTAGCATTTCTCTACCATTTTCTTTCCAGTCTTCTAAACCCTCTAGCAATATTGATGTAGTTTTTCCTGCTGATTTATTCCCGGTTATGATATATAAATATGGCTCCTCACCGTCTAAATCTTTTTTCTTATGTAACTCGTCTAATGTGTATACTGTATTTTCCATATATTCTCCTTATAATAAAACAGGAGCGGATTTTTCCGCTCCTTATATGTTAATCAGCAATCTTGATGGATAACCAGTCACCCTGTTTTCCAGGCTTCCAAACTGTCTGGATTTTAATTGGATGTTCGGGCCAGGTTGCTGGGTCTTTCATTTTTGCTACGTTAGCAAAAAACTTTCCTACAAAATCAGATAACGTCTGATAGCTGGTTCCGTTGCTGTCTACGATTGTGGTTACTACGGCAGATTCGCCGGATTTTGTTCTTGTCGTTTCCTCCTGGACGATATAGCAAACATCGATAATTGACCCGTCCGGAACGTCTTTAAGTTTTCCAAGCTGTTTATCGGGTGACATTGTTGCGTTGATGAATTGTTCAAACATATCTTCTTTAAAATTGTTAATCATGATATTCTCCTTTTTTTAGTTTTCTTCTACTACAGTTGAGTTTTCAATGAATGTTTCATCACTCATGTACCTAAGCTCCTGGTCGTAGTGATGGAAAATCGCGTACGTAACTTCCGGGTATTCAGTTTTGAGCACCTTCATCTCATTTTTGGTAATTACCTGTTTACGACCGGGATATGTCTTTTCGCCGATGTAGTTGAGTGAAGCACCCTCTCCTGAATACAAATAAAACACTGAACCTTTGATAATCTGTCTCTGCATGTTTATGCCTCCTTTCTGTTTGATTATAGTTGTATTATAACACTATTGTTTCGAGTTGTCAATAGTTTCTTTTAGTAATTTCAAAATTTCATTTGACACATTTACTAGTCGTATTAATTCATCGATATATTTTAATAATTTCTCATTGTCATTTTCATTATTTGCCGTTTTGGTTATTAATGCACATTTTATAAGTATTTTTCTAATAAGTTGCCCTTTTGTCTTTTTATATAGTTCTTCTAACTCATTCATAGTCCTGTTCCTCTTCAAACATCCAAGATACATTTTCGCCGATTAATTCCCAATATTCATTAGTCACACCTAATTCGTATGTAGTATCAACAATCGCAATATTGGACGCTGTTAAAAATGTATCTCCATCAACTGTTATATAATGTGGTTTCGATTCATTATAATATGCTACTGTTCTTCCCACATTTTGATAGACTTTTCCTATTTTAAAATTTTCAATCTTTCCAACTGCTTTAGCACCTAGCTTTTTATTCATTCCTGCTACTGTGATATGTAGTTTATCATTTTTATCTACATAACAATATTTTTTAGCACCAAGGGTTATAAATTTTTTATAATATCCATCAAAATCCCATATACCAAGATAGTATTTTTTACCGTCTTTTATTGCATATGCTGGTATGTCATTTGTTTCACAATCATGTATCAACTTTTTGTTATATTCCAAAAATGCTTTTATATGTTCCCAGTTTCTAAATTTTACAGAATCAGTATCTTGATATATTTCATCATTTCCAACAATTTTTCTGCCTTGATATAATCGATATCGTGCATTTGCTGTGACAAATATTCCCCATTGATAAGCTAAAAAACTGTTACGTGATTTATAATATTGTGATAAAGCGTCAACGATATCTGGTTTAGTTTCCCCCCATTCTCCTAGATTATATGTAATTTCACTATGTGCAATATCTGTTACCATCATACCATAACCAGAGTTTGTGCGATTTTTACTTTTCATGTATTCATATTCTTTTCCTTTGATTCCTTTTAGCTGGGTTTTTAATGTATAAAAATGTAACATTTTGTTTCGTATCTCATTTGGCAATTTGCCTTTTTTAGATATCATGCATTTATTTATCAATAAGCCACTATAAGTATATGTATCTCTAATAATTTTTAAATCAATATTAGTTAAACATAAAGACACCATTTTAGCTCTAAGCACTCTTCCATTATCGTTGATAATATCACATTTTTGATAACAATGTGCAATATCAATATATGGCATGGGATCGATTGATTCAATGTCAAATATTGTTATATCAAGTACACAACAATAATTATCAATATAATTATCAAGCTGAGATTGATTCTTAATTGACACCCACATAAATTTTGACATTGGATAATCATCTAGTAACATTGCCGCTGGATAGCTTGATTGCAAGTCGAAACTATATACATTTGATAAGATTACATAAGTATAATTGCGGTTTGCGTGTGTGTCCCCACCTCTAAATGCTTTTTTGCATAATATGTATTGGTCTGATGATAATGCTAACTTTTCAAATAAATGACGATATTCTTTATTATTGCAAGCTGACCGGTATTCACGACGCACATATCCAGTATTTGTTAATGGGATTGTTGCAAGTGTATCATCTTGGAGTAGAGTATAAATGCACTCAGCTAGTCCACATACATCATTAAAACAATATGATAATTCTGTATTGGTCATTGGTGTATATGGTGTTCTAAATTTTTTATAATCATATTCATCGACTAATTTGTAGTGTATGCACAATTCAGAATTTTCACAAAATTTGGATAACGACATGTTAGATAAAAAATAACTACATCGATATTCGATACTACGCGTTGTATACTTCATAGGTTTACGCTTAGATTTAGCAAATATGCTAGATGGTTCGAAAAAATCTTTTAAGAACTGAAATTCATATCCTAAATTGTGTACGTAGCATATTAATAACCTTTTTGATGATAGCTGTAACACATTGGTTAGGTTTGTTATAAATTCAATATATTCTTCCCATAGTCTGCCAAATACTACAGCATATTCTTCACTTGCCGGGTCAAATACACAAAATTGCCAGTGATACATGTATCCAATCGGATGTTCTTTTATGTTACCGTGTTCGCCGGGTTTTATTGTCGTTGATTCAATGTCAAAAGTTGTTATAAGATTTAGATATGTTTTGTTTTTCTTGCGTATTGTTGTTGGCATACAAAATTTTTGATATGGGAAATCTTTATAATCATATGCTATTTCTTTAGATGTTTTTTCTGTTCCGTTTACAATAATCGGAACATCTAACTTTATCATCTTAGCATGTCTCCCATTTTAGATAATTGTAAGTTAATAGCCTCGTCATATGTGATACTTGTGTTTAAAAATTCATTATACATTTCTTGTATATCAGCAAGTGAGGCCCCTAGTTCCAACATACTGTCAATATCTTCTATTAATTGGTTACTGTCAACTTGTTGTTTTAAAACCCTAAATTGTTCACTCGATAAAAAATCAAAAAATTCTTTCGGATTTTCAATTCCTAATCCATATTTTTTACGTAGTGTTTCTGTTGTTTTTGTTTGTGCATATCGTATTCCTGTTAATGTGGACGTTTCAGCAGATAAAAAATCTTGCAACATTGCTAATTCTGATTCAATGTTTTGTGCTGTTGCAGTAAATTTTACTCGTCCTAGCCTGCCCAATTCTTTTTTTATACGTGCTACAACACCAAAATTTATACCAGCATTTTCCAAACGTTTAAGGCGTTTATTTGCCATGGATACAATTGGTACAGCAGCCTTTCGAATTAATTCCGGTGATAGCTGGCGTATGATATCAAAATCATAATTTCTCTTTGGTTTTCTAGGCGATTGTGGCATGTGCTCACCTCCTTGTGGAATCTAATACAATTGATAAAGCTAAGGAATGTTTCTGTATCAAATTGCAAGCCTCGTAAATATCATCTGCCGCTTCTATTATGTCATTGGTTGCATAAAATGTAATAGCTTTGCGACATTCCTCGTATGCATAATCTAATTTTCTCATAGTTTCTTTGATTTCTTCTCTTGTCATTTGTTTTTCCTCCACCAATAATTTTCGCATGGTATATCACGTATTTGTTCAGCTATTTTTATTGCTTTTTCTCTACTCTCTAAGTCAACCTCTTCATCTATTATTGAGTTCCAAGATAAACACAAGTCATCGTATAAACCATCTAAACAACTATTTCCATTTAATTTAAACGGACATTTTTTACAAATTAATTCCCTTGGATTGCCTACATGTTTTAGCGCATAACTACATAAAAAACAATTCTTGAATGCTTTTTGCTCACCTAAAACAATTTCTTTTATTCCAGAAATATAAAAACAATATTTATCGTATTTTGTTTTGCACATATATTTTACAATATTACTCCACAATTTTCTATGCTTTTTTACATAAAATTTGAACTCTTTTAACATCTTGTTGTCATATATAATTTTATAATCATCGTAACATGTGATATCATTTCTCCTTAACGCCCGGCAATAACGTTTTAAAGCGTCAAACGCCGTTTTTTGGTCTACGATTCCATCTTGATAAGCTAATAAGCATGTCTTGTATTGATATTCAAGTGCTTCTAAATTTTCAACTACATACTTTCCCATGTTTTTTTCTCCTTTCAATCGAGTATTTGTCGTTTACTATTACAATATGATATTCAATATTGCTGATATCAAAAAAATAAGATGTTACTTTATCGCCGTCAGTATCATTGTAATTTGATACTCTAATGTCATTTATATGTTTTAATATTGGATAATACCCGTACTCATTTAGGAGTACGGATTGTACTATCTTTTTGTGTTCACTGATTGTTTTCTTTAACATTCTCATCCCTCCATGTTTTATCTTCTTTTCCATATATAAGTTCCCAAACTTCTATTAAGGCACACCACCTAGCACGTGCATTTTGAGTTAAAAAATCGTCATCTGCTAAATATTTACTACAGAAATTAAGACATTCCCAAGTTTCTTTCAACTTCTGTTTTAAAACTTCTTTTTCTTTCATTATAATACCTCCATTAGTTTCCATCCGTTTATTGACGTTGTTGTATCCAGATACATTCTTTCAAGTCTCATAATTACATGTCTGTATTCACCATGATATAATATATAATCACACTTATATCTATATTTTCTAGTATCAACTATTCTTTCCTGCATTATTCTCAACTTAAAATTCTTGTTCACCGCTTATACCTCCATTTTTTCGCGTGTTTCTTTCATAATTGTTATAGCTTCTTTTTCAATTCCACTTACTAGCATATTTTTGTATTCTTTTTTAATTATTTCAATATTTACACTACCGCACCAATAATGACCATCAATATAAATGTTATAACGTATTACTGGCATAATTATACTTGTCACTCTCATATCTTTTATCCCTTCCTTTATCTTATGTCTATA